CGCACGAAACCGTTCTTGACGGCGTCGAGTCGATCTGCCTTCGCCTTGAGGTTGAACTGCTTGCGCTCGTCCGCAGGCAGACTGTCGAGCGCATTCTGGTGCCAGTCGCCGGAATTCATCATGGACCCGCCGATTTCCGAGCTCAGATAGTCCCCGGTCGGCTTGATCCACCCAGTAGGGGACCGCTGCGCCACGGGGGCCTTCTTCGCCACCATCGGAGCGGCCTGTTGCTTCTTCCGCTCGGCCCGCTGCCGTTCGTATTCCGCAGCGGTGGGCATGTAGACAGCAGCTCGGAATTTATCCCCATCTTCGGTAGCTGCCCCGCGGTCTATCCGCTTACCCACCTGTTCCGAGATGGATTGCAGCTCCCGGAAGAGTCCCGTAGCTAGACCCTGCCTCCGCAGATCGGACTCCGTGAAGGTATTTAGGATGTTGAGTGTCGTCGGGCCTTCCTCGTAATCCAAGAACGATCCGGGAACCTCCAATCTTTTTATCGGGAAGTCTTTTAAGTCACTCACGTCATAACCAGCCTCGGAAGCCTCTTCAGCGGTGAGTGTGCGGGGCATGAACTTGGCTTCCGGGTCGATCCGGGAAGTGATGGAAGCCGTCGGGACGATTTCACCCAAGCCGAGGTCGCGTCCCTTGAACTCCAGTTTCTCCGGCGTCCCGAAAATCTTCTCCCGGGCAGCGATCACCGGCTTCGGGTTGATGACGTCCCCTTCCAGCTTGGTGATGCCGTCCCGCTGAAGTCGAGCACCCAGCTCCCGGTAGAGCGCACTGGCAATACCGGACTTCTGGAGCTCCTTGTCCACGGAAATCAGGCCGACCTTCGCCGTGCCCGGCCCAGTAACGCTGGCCGAAATTCCGGCAACTGCCATACCGTTACGCCGGTCCACCACGGACGGCTTGCGGACCCTTAGGAAGTAGGTCCCAGAACCCGACTCGGAGTCGTCGAACACGAGACCCCTCGCTTCGAGCTCCCGACCGGCGTCCGTCAGGGGCATGAACTTGGCTTCCGGATTCACCGACCGGGATTCACCGCCGAACAGTCCGCCACGTTCAGTCAACAGGTCTACGGATTCACCCGCCTCCACGTTGTTCCAGAGGTTGCGATCCACTCGGATTTCCACGGGTTCCGAACCGGTTTCGGAGGCTACCCTGACGTAGTATTCCTGCGACCGGCCGGACCGGGCACGCGCCGACTTATCCACCACAGTGACCTGTCGGAGCGACTCTGGGTCACCCAGCGCCTTGTCCACTGCCGGGGAAGCGATCAGGGCACTCAGCAGAGCCCCGGCGGCCATCGCTTTTGCCCGGGACCTACCCTTGGCTTGTCTGGCTTCCTCCCAAGTCTCGGGACTGGGCATATACTGACCACCACGTTCAACGGGTGCAAGAGCTTCCTGAATGAGGGTTGCGTCAAGGACCGTGGTTTTCTGGTCGGCGAACGGGCGCTGCGGAGCCGGTATGAAATCCTTGTCGCCGCGCACCGGGACAGAACCGTCCGGGCGGCGGAGGTGCCTGCCGTAGTTCACCCACGAGTTCTGCGCCATCGTCTCCGACGCGAGAGCGGGAATCGCCTCGTCGGAGAACATGCGGCTGTGGGCGAGGAAAGCGTTGTATTCGCCCCGAGGGCCGAACTGGTAACCTTCCTTGGCGTGAGTCAGGGCGTCGTGGACCCCTCGGAAAAGGTCGTTCACCAACAGCTTTTTGCCGTTGACTACGATCCCCGAGTCTTGCAGCAGAGCGTTGTCCGGATTCGCCTCGGCGAGAGTGCCGAATCCGTTGTCCGTGGCGAAGAACCATAGGTGCTTGTTCTCTTCCATGTCCTTGACCATGTCTGCGGAGTTCTTGTAAGGCTCCCCAGTTCCGGTCCACGGTTCGATCTTGTAACCAGCCGACGCCAAGGCATCCCACTGAGCCTTCGTCTCGGTAGCCAAAGCATCGTAGGCTCGCTTCACTTCCGGGGCGCTCGGATTGTCTGTGGCAGCCTCATAGGCGTCAGCAAACCGCTTCGCGAGTTCCTCGTTCACTGGCTCGTAACCTGAGAACGGCTTTCTGTCGGTGAGACCGGCGTTACGGGTGTATTCCTCTTCGACTCTCCGTAGGGGTTCGTTGCCTTTCCGCTTCGCGCCGAACTGAGCCGGGTCTGGGTCGGGCATGAAGCCAGCCCTGACCAAGTCGGTGCTCGGTGCCCGAAGCCGACTCTCTGGGCGGGGTTTCGGGTTTCGGATGCGTTGGAGGTCGAGTTCCTCGGTGACTTGGAACAGCTCGCGGCCGGTGAGGTCTATGCCCCGCTTGGCGAACTGATTCCGCAACGGGTTCGTCTCCGCAACAGCGATCTGGATACCGCCGGGACGTGTGTAAACATTCTTTCCGGCCTCCGACGTGGCGGCGGGTTGGATTACCGGGCGCTGGTTGGCTGTTGCGAGCTTCGCCGCCTCAATGTTCGGCACTACCGGTGCCGCCCCACCACGGGCAGTCTTCGGCGGCGGGAGAGCCATCGCCGCATTGAGGAAGTCCGCCTTGGTCTTGTCGAGCGCGACCGGGGAGTAGGTCGGGTTGCGTTCCGGCAAAAAGCCGGAGTAGTCCGACGGAACAGTCACCGGGGAGCCGTCACCAGCGTAGCCGTTGGCTTGGTTACGCGAATAGGTGATGAAGTCCGCTACAAAGTCCCGCCAGCCTTGGTCGGTGAGCTTCCCGCCTTTGGTCTGGTAGGGAACCAAGTCCGCGTTCTTGTTGCCGGCCTTCTGGGCGATCCGGTGCGCGTTGGCCATCACCTTGTCGGTGGACATGGCCAACAGGTTGACGTTCTCACCGCGCACAACCCAGCGAACCGGAACGGTAGTTTTCTCAACCTGCTGCCGCAAGTCCGGGGGCATCGTCCCGAGCGCCTCTTGCTCGTATGCGGAATCCTGTTCCAGCTTACGAATCTTCGCGTTGTCTGCCCCGCCTTGCGTCGGAGTGACTGAATCGTATTCGATGGACACCGGCACGACCTCGCCTTGCTCGCGGTTCAGCGATTCGTTGACCGTGTCGAAAACCTGCCGGGCTTCCGGTGGGTAGTTTCCACGGGTAAGTGCTGCTTCGGCTTCCACCGCACCGGAGGCTTGCTTCCGTGTGTCCGCGGCTTGCTGCTGCTCCGGCGTCACCCGGAGATTGCGGAGCGGTGCCGAAGGCGGCGAGGTAGCCGGCGGGGTAGCCGGCGGTGTCGAAGGCGGTGGTGTAGCCGGCGGAGGCGCGGCAGCGGTGGGCGGGGTAGCTGGCGGTGCCGAAGGCGGAGTGGTGGGCGGGGTAGCTGGCGGTGCCGAAGGCGGAGTGGTGGGCGGGGTAGCTGGCGGTGCCGAAGGCGGAGTGGTGGGCGGTGGTGTGGTGGGCGGCAGGGGCGGCGGCATGACCGGCGGAACGCCAGCAGCCCGCGCTTCCATGCGCTGACGGACCCGGTCAGAAATCTTCAGGGAGGCTTCCATCGACTGGCCGACGCCCAGCGGAGAAAAACCCGGGGTTCCTTGCGGCGCAATTTCCGGCGGGCTGGCGATGCCCAGTTGCTCTGCCCAGAGAGCCGCTACATCCAACAACCTGTCCAAGACAGGTTGAGGTGTCCCCGACACAGAGTCCGAGGAAAAGACCTTGTGACCGAGCTCGGCGGCGAATTCCTCCGCGATCCGGCGGACGTCTCCCCGCAGAAATGAGTTGGGATTCTTGACGCCGTTCGCTGCCAGCCACTTGTCGTATTCGGCGCCTTTCTGGAGTAGCGCCGGTTCACCGTAGGACGCAACGACCGAGTCAATCAGGTCTTTCTTAAACGCCTCACCGCCGAGCGCAAAAAGGGTGTGCTCCAGTTCGTGGCCCAGTGACGTGGTGTCGGTGTTGATTAGGATGCGGGTTCCCTCGCCCCCGCGGCCGGGCAGGACGACTCCCTTCGGTGCTGGTCGCCCTGTCGGTAGGCCGGCGGCGGTAGCGAACTCGTCGTTGTTGAGTAGGTAGAGCTCGCCGTCGTCTCCAAGCACGTTCTCCCGAATCCAGTTGACGAGGTTCACCGCATCCGGAGCAGCCTCCCTGAATGCTGCCGTATTCCGTTCGTGCGCCGCGTCGAGCGACGAGTCGATTCCGTAGGACTGAGACGTAGTCTCAGGAGGTTGCCACTTCTTGAACCGCGATTCCCGGAGCTTGTCGGCACCGTAGCGAACTCGGCCCGCGGCTTTGCCGGCAACCGCACCACCGATACCGCCAAGCACCGGTCCGGTGAGTGCCATTGCCCGCTCTTCCGGAGTGTCAGAACCGACCGCAGCAGCGACCGGCAGGGCACCCAGCGGGCTGGTTGGCGTAAGGCCGGCAAGAACGCCTTGGCCCACCGTCTTTGCCGTGCCGGTGACTGCTTTCTCCACAAGACCGGGAGTCCGAATCGCTCCGGCGATGGGCTTGTTGAGCAGCCACCCGCCGAACTTCATTGCCGGCGGAGTGACGATGCCAGCAACCGCAGCAGGAGCGGCACCGACTCCAGAGAGGGCACCGATACCACCGAGCACCGCGCCGGAAACAGTGCGGCTCGTCTTCTCACCCCGCTCAACCAACCGCTCGCCCTGCTTGGCTACATAATCCGCCACGCCGTTACGGAGGGTCGTGATGGCTTTCTCTGCTGCCGCCGCGGTTTTCGCGAACAGGACAGGTCGGCCAGCCGCAGACGCGACTTTGAAGCCCTCGCCACCCGGAACGAGCACCGTGGGGTCAGTAAACCAACTCAGGTCTTGAATCGCCGCTGGGTCAACTTTGATGCCTTCCGCTTTCAGCTTTTCAGCATCCAGACCGAGGGCACGCATGAACTCAGTGTCGCCTTTCGCCGCATCCTCCAAACGCTTGCGAAGCTGCGAGGTGGCCTCGAAACGAGTGTCCCAGTCGTCATCGGAAAGGGTTTCCAGCGGAGCAACCAGTGCGTTGACTTCCGGGGACGCAAAAAGTTTGGTCCCCAGAGCTCCCGCAGGGTTGAGTCGGTTCATCACCGAGCCGGCCTTGACGCCGAGGTCCGCCAGCCCTTGGACGTTCGATTCCGCAGAAGCGAGTGTTTCCGCAGCGGCTTTTTTGACTCGTGGGAGATTCTGCTCGGCCTGCTTGTCCACTGTCGCCTGACGGCCCCAGTTGGCCTTCGCCAGTTCGACGACGCCTTTCAGGCCGGGAGCGGGGTTAGCCGCTACCGTGATGGCAGCGTTCTTCAGGTTCTCCGCGCCTCGCTTAATCGTGTCGATGACGGACTCACCTTCGACAGGTCGCTTCGCCGGAATGGTCAACGCACCCGGAGCCCCGCCGGACAGGAGGGTGACGTAGGTTTCTGCGAGCGTGGTGGCGGCGGCAGGTAGCTCTTTGCCGAGTTCCACGACACCCTTGGCAAGCTCCTTGCCCGTCTTCACTGCCTCGGATACGGGGCTGGCTTGGGCGCGGAGTGCCCGCAGCTTGTAGGCTTTGACGAGGTTCTTGCGGGCCTCGGGGGTGATGTCGTCCTCGTTGCTGAGGTAATAGCCCCGCTCGTCGAAACCTTCTCGGGTGCTCAGCTCCTCCGGACTGGCGTCGAGAACCGGATGCTTGTCCGGCACGACGCCCGTCAAGTCTATGGTTTTGCCTGCTGGGTAGCCGGGGCTGGGGATGTCGGCGAGGTTTATGAACTGCGGCATAGCGTCCTAGCCACAATATCGGACTAGGACGCTACCTTCAACCTCAGGGTAGGGGAACCCCGGCAGAATCGGTCACTATACCTCTCTGGGGGTTCGTTGGGTCTGGGATGTAGTAGGTCGTCTTCCCGTCGGCGGTGAACGACAGGACCTTGGCTGGCTGTGGCGCGGCTGGCGAAGCTGTAGGCGCGGGGGCTGGGGCTGCTGGTGAGGCTGGAGTCGAGGGGTCAACCGGCTGAGCAGTGCCGGTCTGGTCGTAAAAAATGCCCTTGCCACCGTTCTCGAAGGTGGCCCGCATCGCCTCTTCTGCCGCTGCCCGCAAAGCACGTTTCTGAACGACTACTGACGGAGCGTCGCCGGGCTGAGGAAAATACTGCTTGTCCGCGTTGCCGTATTCCGTCTTGGCGATGGCCGCTCCGGAACGCTCACGAAGGACTGCTTCGATCCACTTGTCCTTTGCGGCCTGCCACGATTGAGCCTCGTCCGAATTTACGAACGACTGGAACGCATCTGGAACGAACTTCTCCACGAACTTGTCCTTCACCGACGGCTGGTAGCCTTTCCGTTCTAGCTCGTCGATTACGGGTCGGGTCTGTTCGAGTTCCTTGACGTAAATGCTCGCCTTCTGCTGGCCTTCCGACGGTTTCGCGGAGCCCGTCTCTTTCTTCCGGGTCTCCTCGGCGTTCTTCTTGGCCACGAGGTTGGACAGCTCCCCGAGGTCGAGGAGGGAGTATTCGGAAAAGCCGACCCCCAAGTCCTCGGCCTCTTTCTCCAACCGGCCGCGGACCTTGTCGTCACTCTCTTGCTTCTCCCGCTTTTTCTTCGCCTCCGAGTAGGCGGCACGGCCTCGGTTGATTTCCGCGTCGATAGGTGCGTCGGGGTCCGGCGTGAAGTCCACGTCGTAATCCAGCATCTTTTTCTGGAGTGTGTCCAACACAACCAGCTTGCGAGCCTGCTCCGCTTTCTCCTTCGAGTGCGTCGAGAGAGCCTCCATATCCTTGGTCACGTCGCCCGTCGGAGTCTTACCAACCTGCAACAACTCCTTCGCTGCATATTGCTTCAGACCGAGCGGGTCGTCGATCTTGATGCTCAGCTCCTTGTTCCGCAGCTTCGCTTCCTCAACCTTCAGTGGTTCGAGTTCTGGGCGCAGCCGGATGTCGCTCTGTGCCTGCTCGGCTTTGTTCCTAGCCTCAATCTGGCGAGTCCGTTGTTCCGCCGGCACGACGTTGATAGCCTCGTTGATTTCCGCGCTGGAAATCAAGCCTTGCTTGAACGCTTTGCCCAGCAGCTCAAAAGCACTGTTCGGATCGACTGCCGACGGGGCGATCTGGCCGAATCCGCCGGTCTGGACTGCGGCTCCCTGTTGTGTATAGGCTGCCATGTTTACGGATACTTGTTGCCGTCCTTATCGAAGCCCCACCACTTATTCGCCTGACCCGCTCCGAGGATTCCGGAGCCAGTCATGCCTCCCGTGCCGAGACCGCCCACCGCCGAGGCAGCGACACCAGCAAGCTCAGCTTTCATCGCACCAGACGCCAAGGCTTTCTGTGCGATGGCGTCACCCTTCGCTAGGGTCACCGAGTTCTTCAAGTTGGTGTTCGCCACCATGAGGTTTGACGTGTCGCCGCCGGTCAGGCCGAAGGCGGGCAAAAGGCTCTGGCCGACGTTCGCCGCGTTCGTTGCCCGCTGGGCGCGGGAACCGATCAACGCCTGAAAACTCTGGGCGAGGTTGCTGAGGATGGACGCTTGGCTGAGGTTGCTCTGGTCCACCGCGGCCACTGTGCCGATAGCCTGCTGCCGGCGCTGTTCCTGAAGCTGGAGTCCGGCGGAGCCGACGAGCTTGCGGAGAGTCTGTCCGGAAGCGCCCTGCCTGTCCGGGGTCAGTCCGGCAGTGCTGGTCTGCTCCAGTCCCGTCCGCACCAGCTCCGCTTGGAACTCGGGCGGCAAGGAAGCGCCTTGAGCGAGCGCGGTCTTCGCGTTCTCCAGCAAGGTCTGCTTCAGGAGCGTGGTCTGTTCAGCGGTTAGGTTCTGGGTCTCCAAAGCCCTTTCGAGGGCTGTTTTGGAGCTCTGGTCTTCACTACCCGAGACGGATTCCACGACGCCGGCAAGACCCTTCGCTCTTGCCTCCGCAGCCATCGGGTCTTCTTTGCGTTGGAGCTCCAGAGAACCCTTGAATCGTTCCGTGTCCGCCTTCTGGGCAGCCGTCTGGATTCCGGGAATGTCCAGCTCCTTGACTTGGTCAAGGGCAGCAATCCGCATGTTGGCCGCTTTCTTGGCGGCCTGACCCTTCGAGTAGGCGCTATACGCCGAGGCTCCGGCTACGACGATTGTTCCAGCGATTAGGGCGCTCATGGGGCAGTTTCAACTTCCAAGGCAAGCCGATGCTCTGCCTCTTTTTCGATCAACGCGGCTGAGGGTTCAAAAAGTGCCTCTTCCACTCGCTCAATATCGGTCTCGTCGGTCGGGTTCTGGTGACAGGTGACCCAGCGCACTGTTTCGAGGACGTAGGCGATCTTCTGGGAACCCGCCTCAGTGACAATGATCTGTGGGGCTTCCAAGTCCCGTATCTCGCCCCCGACCAGTAGCCGCATCTTGCCCGTGAGCATGATGTTCACACACGGGTATTTGTGCTTGCGTCCGATGGCAAAAGTGCCTGTCGGAATCTCCAACTCCCGGACGTAGGTCTGTGGTCCGAAGTAATGCCGGAGAGGGCATTCCGCCTGCGGATGTTCCAAAAGCTCCTTGGCCAGTGCCTCTGGGTATCCCTTTTCTGTCAGTTCCATGAGCTTAGTTGGTCCCCGTGACGATGATGGATACCCGAGTGCTGTCTACCCGCCAACCGATGGACGGCATGTTGGCGCCGACGGGGAACCGGGCTACCGCGGGGGTTCCATCAGCCGGTGCGGGTGGGGCTAGATAGCAGAACGCCGTCGGAGCTACCGTCGTAACCGTTCCAGAGATGGCGTAGTCGTCATTCGGTTGGTCGGTGGTGAAATCGACGATCCACCAAGACCCACCCTCTTCCAAGATGACGCCGTCGATCCCGGCACTGGCTAGGATTGGGTTTGCTGCCCACCTCTTTATTGCGTTGGACAGCCCGGAGGCGTTCGTTGCCAGCGTCACGAAATCCGGACCACCAGCTCCGGCAATAGCCGCCGCTTTCGACTTGTAAATCTGAAGCCAATCGACGTCTACAACCTTGAAATAGTAAGGGATGTCCTCCGCAAGTTCCGCGATGCTCGCGGTAATCGAAGAGGCACACCAAAAAAGTTGTCCGCTGGAAAACCCATGTCCGGCGATTTTAACGGCTGAGTCTACTGCCCGGACGTCGGTGATAGTTGACGCAGCGAGGGCGGCTGCTCCAGAAGAGTCGAACGTCACGAACGCCCGTGTGGAGGCCGCGCTGGACCCGGCCGCGGAGACGGTCGTAACCCTACCCTGAGCGTCGGTGGTGATACTCTGGACGTTGTTGTATGTGCCGGCAGTGCCGACGTTCGGCAGGGACGGGTTCAGTAGCCGGTAGTAAACGCCATCGTAGACGACTTGGTGTTCCCGGCCGGCTTCAAACTGGCCGGCGGACAGGGCAGTGGAGCCGACCCGGATTTGCGTGGCTGCCGTGCCGTCCACTGCTAAAGTTACCGCCCCGGTATTCGTCGCCACCGGGGTGATGTAGAGAATCTTGTTCTCCAGACTGGCAAGCGTGATACCAGTCACGCCAAAGGTAGCCACCTGAGCGTTCGCGGTGCCGGTGGTCGTAATCGACGGGAAGCGGTCCGGCATGAACGCCCAGACCACGCCGTCCCAGTAGCGCAGCGCAATCGGTTTCCCGGAGGCGGTCTCAATCCAGACAGTATTCGGGCGATCCGCAGCGGCGGGTTCGGTGGCGGAAAAGATGACGCGCCCGCCACCCACCTTAGCCTGAAGTGCCGTGATGGCCGCGAGTATCGAAGTCAGGGAGTCCGTGAGGTCCGCCGGGATGTAAGCTGCCGTCCCGGTGTCCCAGACATACGGCTTGGTCCCGTCCTTCAACCAGATGCCTTGGTTGCTTGTCGGGGCTGTGTCTGAAATGATGACGTAGTAAACGCCGTTGGGGCTGACGATGGTCGAAAGCCGCACCAGTTCCGCAAGGAACTCTTGCGGGGTGCCGTCGAAGGCTGGACTGAGGGCACCGACCATCAGCCGAAGATTTGTGTCAGTGTAGTCGCTCATTAAAGGGACCCTCCGTAAAACTCGGAGGAGCTGTCGTCAGGGGGAATATCGACGGGCGACTGGTTGTCGAACACCGGAACCCGATAAACCTCCGGGAGCACGATGCGAGTCGTGGCTTCGATGGGTGTGGCTACTGAGGCGTCTGTCATGGTGCTGCCTCAGATATGACAGGTTCGGCCAACTCTTCAAGCGTGTAGGCTACTTGGGCCTTCGCTGCCTGAAGAGCCATCTTCTCCGCAGTCCGCTCCGACAACAGGCTTTCCGCCTCGGCTACTGCCGAGACTTCGGTTCCATCTACCCAGCTACCCTCGAAGGTGGCCGAACCGGTGTAGACCGGGACTCGGTTATCCTCAGCCCACAACGCCTCAGCCGCATTCGAGCAGGCTCCATCGTAGCGTGTAAACGTCTCCTCCTTGTCGTCCGCCGCGCAGTTGCCGGCCGTTCGCTCCACTGCTGGTTGGAACACTGGGGTGAATTCCCGCAAGGCTGCGCGACCGTTCCAGCGGACCAGAAAAGAGAAAGCCCAATCTTTCGACTCCGGAAGTCTTGATTCGATCCCGCCAGAACTTAGCGCCACCTCGTTCGTGTAGGTGGTCTGCTCTGTCTGCACTCGGCGCATCTGGCCTTGGTAAGTGAGGACCCGGAAATCTGAGTTTATCGGTGTATCCGAGCGGAAGGAGCCCCGGCCGACCAGCGCCCGGAAGCTCATGCACTGCTTCCACGGACCGCGGCTGAAACCTCGCCAGTCCACCCGGAAGTCCACAGTCCCCTCCACGTCGCTAAACGTGACGTCGGCGAAAGAGAACTGCTTGAGCGTCGGCGTCCCGCCGGTGTGCGCCCGCAGCTCCACGCTACATTCGATGTCCTGCCCGGAGTCCGTGCGGTGGCCGCTGAAAAATTCGAGGAGCTGAGAATTGCCGTTGTCGTCCACCGTGGCGGTGTAGAGCCTCTCCACACCCATGACGGTGAGCTTCGCCCACGCTATCGGCTCGAAGCCGGTCCACACGCCGGCCCACGCCGGGCGAGCGTTGCCGCCGATGGTCTGCATCACCGAGGAATCCAAGACCCACGTCTGTTTGTTCCGACCAGAGGCAGCCGGCACAGACACCAACAGCAGGTTATCGAAAGTAGCGGTGGCGACTTTATCGCGGGAGGGGGTGAGACTGACCTTGTAGTGCTGCATCTCATTGTCCCACGTAAAGAACGTGGAACTCACCTGAGTCTGCTGCGCGATGTCGATGGACACCAACCCGGAGCGGGAGAACCACCAGAGGCGACCGAACTGGGCCACTACGGACCTTTGGGAGACGCAGCCGACGTCCGGGAAGATTGTTTGCTGAAAATTGGCGGTGGTGGGCCACGAATCCCGGGGGATGCTGGATTGGATGGCTACCGTCTGGTCTTGCTGAAACGCCAGCAGAACGGCGCTGTTACCCGTGCCGGGAACCTCGGACAGCGCGGTCACGTTGCCCGGCATCAGCAACGAGTCCGCGCCGCCGAGGTAGTATTGCTCGACGAAGGAAAACGGGTTCCCGAAGTCGGACGCAAAAAGTCGGTTTCGCCGGGCGACCCAGAGCCGGTTACCACTCCACGCCATTGCCGTGCCTTGTGGGATAGTGTCCACGCCGCTGAGCATCCCAGAGGCGTAGCCATCATAATACCCCGGAGCCCCGACGCCGTCTTGGAACACGAGCACCTTCTTCGGGGTAATCAGCGTGAGCGAGCCGTCGGTATTCCGCTGGACGTATTGGATCGTCTCCTGAACCCAAACCGTTTTGGCGGAGGAGCTCATGCGGATGTTTCGGAGCCTTCTTAGTCGCCGAAAAGGATACTCGGAGACGTAGACGTATCCGTCCGCAACGAGGACCAGCGACGGAGGACCGCTGGTCGGGTCGTAGGGAACGAGAGCTTGGACGTTCGTGCTCGGCAGGTTGAACAGGAACCGGCTACCCGGTCGCGTCCGGGGGATACCGCTGCGGACCACCACGTTGGTAGCCCGGACGAAATACCCTTCCGGAAGACGTGGGTCCGCCGCGGAGTTTGCTCCGGCGGTCCACACGGCGTCCATGCTGGAGGGTTGAGAAGCCATTACGAGAAAATCGACGAGACCCGTTGCCAAAGAGTAGGGCTCGTAACGGCGGGTTCGGCATTCTGCGAACTCACCAAGAGGGTCGATTCGGAAGTGGTCAGTTCTGAAACCGAAGTCGCTACGGTGGCCGCGGCGCGGGCCGCTTGCTCCTCGTCAAAACGCTTCCACCCCTCGCCGGATATGCGGGCATAGGTGGCCGGGAATTCGGGCCAGAGCTTGAACTCGTCGAACGGGAACACGACTGGGACGCTCTCGGTGTGCTCGGAACCGTCCTGCTGCGGCGTGACCGTCTCGACCGTGACAATCATCTCCGTGGGGTAGCCCCCTTGGCATTTGAAGCGGATTTCACCAAAGCGGACGATGGGAGTCACAGTGAGGTTAATGGGGGGTAGTTCTCTAGGCATAGATTACCTGCATGATGTGGGCGTTGATGGTCCAGCGAATGTTGGTGGCTGCGGCCCCGGTGACCTGTTGCCGGACGGCCCCGTTGGTGGTGTCGGCTGAAAAAGTAACTGCCCACAGAACGGCGCCGGCCGAGGCGATGTCGGTGCCGACGGTGTTCTGCCCGACAATGGTGGTGGTGTTAGCGGCTGAGCCTCGGCTGACCAATACCTTGCGGGTAAATGTGGCGCTCTCAATCGTGCCGGCGGCCGTGCTGGTCCGGGCCACCACCTCAAACAGGACCTCCATCGTGGCATTTGCTGGCACGTTCAGGCGTTGCGAGGCGCCGTCGAGAAACGCCTCGGTGATGGTCGCGTTGGTGGTTGCGACCCGGCTGCACACCCATGAGTGCTGGCTGTCACCCACAGTCGCGAACACTCCGGCTGAATGCGCGAGCTCGCCATAGAGAGTCGCCGCCGAAAAATACCCGAAGGCGGCCGAATAGCTGCCGCTGGCACCTGTTTGCTGCCCGGTCGCAAACGCGGCACTGCCGCTCGCCCCCACGGCATGACCAAACGCGAATGCTCGCGAGCCGCTGGCGGTGGTGTAATGCCCACCCGCAAAGCTGCCGGCTCCCGATGCGGTGCAATACTCGCCAGTCGCCACCGCGTAGTCGGCCCAAGCGAGGCAACCTGTCCCGAATGCGAATGAAGCGGTGTGGCTTGCCCAGCACGAATTGCCCCCGACAAAGGAATAGGCACCAGCGGCCACCCGGTTGTTGTCGCCCCGGAGCTGCTGCACATCGACCGCGTTGGCTCCTCGCACGTTGCCACCTACCGCGGTCCCGTCCGCCGGCAGACCTAGGTAGAAGGCCCCGTTGCCTTGCGGACGGACACAAACACTTGTATTCGGGGTGGAGAAGTCGCTCGCCGGCTCAAGCACGTCGCTGTGCCTGCCGCCGAAGGTGCTGCGCCGCAGTTGCATCAGCCCGAAATCAATCGTTCCGTTCACTCCTGCCCGGACGACTTTCCCGGTTGTCGGGAACCATGAAATGAAGTCCATAGCTCAAAAGTCCGCGCATTCGGCGGTGACCGCCCAGCCGGCCGCCACGGCGGTGGCCAGACACCCATAAAGTCGGTAGCCGGCCGGCAGCACCAACGGAAATCCGGTGGGGTCGGCCACGGTGTTGGCGTTGGGGATTTCCTGCATCCCCGAGGTCACCGCCGCGACTTCCGAGTTGGTCGTGGCGGGTAGGGACACGCTGGCAAAATAGGCGTTGTTGCCCGCCGTGGCGGGGGTGCTGCCGTTGTTGACCCACAGCCGCAGCACGCTCGCCGTGTTGGTGCCCGCCGCTTGGGCACGCACCCGCTTGACCATGCCGCCATTCACCCCGGCGGTGTAAAGCAGGGCAGTGGTGCCGGTGCCGTCCTTGGCGGTATTGGCCGCCGTCAGCGTGGCAAAACCGAAGACCGGAGTGAGTGGGTGGAGGGGAGCTGTGTTGGCAGGCATGGCTCAGAAGTGGGAGGTTGCGTAAATCAGCGAAAGCACGGCGGCCGGACTGACTCCGCCAGCCGCCACGGCGGCAGTCACGAAGGCCGTGGAAGCGGCCTGAGTGGAATTCGTTCCGGGCGCGGCGGTTGGGACGGTCGGAGTCCCGGTGAGCGCGGGCGACACCAGCGGCGCCTTGGCTGCCAGTGCCGAGACCAGTCCAGTTACCTCGGATTGCGGGTGAGTGTGCGCTTCCGGCGGAAACTCCGTAGGCTTGTCGGTCAGTTCGTCCCACGTAGACGCACCGCCGCCACCGCCTTCCGAAACCGACTGCGCGATCTTCCGCAGCAAGTCGTATTCCGAATCGGCCCGTCGTGGGGTTGTCTCAGGTGACGCCATTGTCGTAGTAAGCCGCGATCTTCCGCAGCAAGGAATATCGGGAGTCAGTCTGGGACGCCGCGCCGACCAATTCAACCACCTCAGGTGAGGCTCTCAATTCCAAGGACTTCGCCCACTTCCAGAGCAGCTTCTGGCGGGTATCCAGTGCGCTGGGGCGGAGGTCAATCGAGGTAATCATTGTGGCCACCTAGGGTTCCGGCCACGTTCACCTGAATCGGCATGTTTACAGGCGGTTGCAGCCGGTAGTTCTTCTCCGCCGTTAGCCGGGCGGCTTGCGCCTCGTAGGCGAGAGCAATATCGAGCCGTTCGTCGTCGTAGGCTTTGATTGCCCGCAGAGCTAAGACGAGGGCGAAGCGTTGGTTCAGGGGAATCCAGTCGGTTCGGCTGGAAACTTTGAACGTAGTGCGGCGGAAAAAGATGCGAACCGAGGCTGCCGTGTTCGATACTTGGATGCGCCGATAGCTCGTGGTCCTCTCCAGAGGGGCCATGTCCGCCAGCACGATGCCCGACTCCGTTACGACCCGCAGGCGGCCTTTGGTGATGCCTTTCCGGATTGCCGTGATGGTGCCCGGAAAAGCGTCAGAGAAAACAGTCGCTGAACCTGACTCGGCTTCGATTACCAAACCGTTATCGAACACTCCCGGAGAAGTCTCAGTCTGGAGCGGCTTTCCGTTCTCGTCCTCGCCGTAGACCGTCACAAACGCTCCGAGGTCCTGAGAGTTGTTCGAGTATGCCCCAACCCCTTCGGTTCCGTCCGGGTCAACGCGGGTAGGGTGCTGGAACGCATCCCGCCATGACCAGACGCATTCGTTCCAGTCGTCGCCGGGTCCGTTGACGTGGAACTCAAACAGTTTGTCCTGCCCGAGGGCTGGGTTGCCGTTCAGGCTGACTGCTAGGGGCGTTTCTACCTCCGAAGGAAGGGCAACGGTGCGGCCAGTAGCGACGATGTCGAGGTAGGCGTTCAGAGGCTGCCACTCGCCCTTGTTGGCAAGCAGTTCAACCGCATCGTTGATGCGTTCGTAGACGACCTCCTCGTCGCAGTTGCCAATCACCCGCTTGGCGTCGTCCCAGATGTCCTCAACGAAAATCATTTAGCTCACTTTGGAGTGAAATAGTGCCGTAAGCGCGGCGAGAACCGCCGCCGCTTGCGGGTGGCAAGCAAGCAGTTCCGCCTGAGTCACCTCAACGGCGGGTCCGGATTCCCACGAAACCTCTCCCGAGCCTTGCTCGGTATACCGGAATTGGTGGTAGCCGACGGCGGAAAGCTCCTTCGTCCCCGGATCGACGGTAAAAGTGACCTGCCGGACTTCCCGGAGGTCCCGTTTCCATGTTTGGTCTGCTAGTTGAACTGGCATGCTGGCTATATCGGTTAGTGTAGGTCTACCCACGCCCCGCTGACGCGCCCTTGGAACTTGCCTAGGGTAGTATTCAACAACACGATTCCATCGGGAACAGAAGTCATCGCATCTCGCTGGGTGTTGGTCAGGCGGGGCAACAGCAGCCCACGAGACGTAGACGCCAAGTCGAGCACCGCGGAATTATTCGGATACCCCGCTGCTGTGTCTGAGATTGCGACGCCGCGAGACAGCCCATAAAGGAACGTGCGACGCGAACCGCCTGACCCGATGTCCGTAGCCCTTAGGGTAACCGACGAGCCCTTGGTGGACCCAGATACGGCGTTTTCGGCGTTGATAGCCACTTCCCCGATGGCTGTCTGATAAGTGGACCCATCGAATGCGGAGCCGAGTAGTGACACCAACGTATCACCCGCTTGGACTGCGGTAGGCGAACCGAGCGTCCCCCGGCTACGGTAAAAAACCAACCGGTTAGACAACCCTGCCGAAGACCCGGCGGCGTAGAAGCCGACCGTCTCCGTGGCTTCCTGCGACTTGAACACCGCCGATCCGTTTCCTGCGGTCGCCGGGATGAAGTTCGGTGTGCTGGTAAAGGTCCAAGCAGCCCCGACTGTTGCAGGAGATGTCCACGTTATGGTGTCCCCCTGAGAGGCCCAATCTACCGTGTGAGACGTTGCGAAAGCCGTATTGACTACGTTGGTCCCGCAGTTGTCGTAGCGATGATTGCACCAGTTCCGGTATCCGGCCGTTCCTTCGATCCATACGCCATACCTACCGGTCCCGGAGTTGCTGCAATTTATCGTTCCAGATAGCAGACTGTCGCTAGTGGCTCCGATGATGTGTAGTGCTGCGTATGGCTGCGACCTAACGATGCCGCCGATGGCTTGCATGCCACCAATGGACACGTATTCGCAACTCTGCATGCAGACATATGCGGAATCAACTACCCGAACGCCATCCAACACCGAGAAGTCAAACCTACACGAGGAGAAGGCGTTTCCGCGGACATTGTAGAGGAGCAGGCTGCACTCCCCACCCTCCGTGCAATACCACCCGGCAGTGCCGTCCGTCGTCAAGTCCACGACGTCTCCCTCTAGCGCCCCGGCAGTGCCGCTTGGGGTCCGGGTGATGCGCGTCGATACCTTGAACTGACCGGTGGTGTTGTCGCACCAACTGACGAAGTAGGCTTTGTTCTCCAACAGCGGAGAAGGCAGGGTCCCGGTCCCGGCGTGGAAGAACACCGGGTCACCGACGGTCAGTGTCCCGATGGGTCCGGTTACTTTTGTCCCAGTGATTCGGTCGGTGGAAGCCGACGCCGAGAACACCGTCAACGCCTGAGTCTGGCCGGACAAAGTTCCGCGAAGAATGTCTTCGTAGGGGTTGGCAAAAAAGTTTGCCGAAAACAGATTGTGGTTCCCGTTACACCATAGGGTGTATCCGTATCCTCCCTCCAGATTGTTGCCGACGAAGGCGCCGTCCGAAACACCGTAGACGAATGCGTTCCGTCCGTGATAGTTTATGAGCGTGCTGTGGAATACCCGCAACCCAAGACACCCGTAGGCGTAGAGCGTATTTCCGCGAGACCTCTGGATGGTGCATCGGTCGATTGTAACGAACGCCGACCTCCACATTTTTACGGCATGCTTCCGACCTCCGGTGGCACCGAAACTACCGTAAACACACAACCCGCGCAGGGTAGCGTAGAACGGGAACATCTCCGCGTCCTCCCCGTTCAAAAAAGTGTATCCGCTACCCTTAGTGGGTGTTTCTTCCGAGTCAGGTCCGTAAAACAGGATCGTGTCGAAAGTGGGTAGCGAACTGTCCGGGGCTATCGTAGCCGAGCCGCCAGAACCCTGACCAATCTCGCCAAGAGGGACTGATAGATTATACTGCTCCGTCCGTTGGTTTCCGGGTCCCTCCAACGTCACGCGAGGACGCATCCGGATCGTGCCCGTGGTGCGGTAGATTCCCGGCGGCAAAAAGACCGTCCCGCCATTCGGCAACGCGGCGGCAGCGTCAATCGCTGCCTGTATCGCTGCGGTGTCGTCGGCTACGTTGTCCCCAACAGCTAGGTAGGGACTCGCCTTCGCGTTTATTACCGACTGCCCCAAGGTAGCCAGTGCCGCCGATATGGCGCCCTCGAACTTGTCGCGGGTGCGCCAAGTTGGGTCCCCCGATCCGGGAGTGAGTTCTTCCCGCTCCGCCGCAGGAACTGCTGGAAGAATGCGTTCAGTCCGCTCGCGGGTTCGCAGGCGTTCTGACTGTTGGGCTGGGCGGCGCTCGTCGAACATGGGGTTACTTCTTCAGGGCCTTGTCTACCGCCTCTTCCGCCGACATGAGTTCCTCGTCGTCCTCTTCCGCCCCGGCGTCCGGAACTGCGGAAATCAACTTCAGCAGCTTCAAGTTGTAGTTGCATTTTTCCTTGCCGGACTTCTTTTCGGTCACTTCCCGGGTCACCTCATACCGGAAGGTGATGGTCCCGCTGTCCGGGAGTTCGAGTTCCTCCACGCCTTCGATGTAGACGTCCGGATACTGCGGCTTCATTTCCTGCGCCGGCACGGACGGTGCGGACACCGGAGCGGATTTCATCCAGTCCGGAACTACGCCGAGGTCTACATTTTTCGAGATTCTCATACGCTTCTGAGTTTCAGCCGCTGCTTCACTTCCCGAATCACCGGCCGGCTCACCCGCTCGTCCGTTGCGTCGGCCAAAATAGGCTCCAGTTCCTTGCGGACATGCGGAATCTTCCTCGCCGCTTGGATGGCGGACACGGTGTCATCGAGAGCACCCTGAACCTTATGAAACTGCTCCGAGGCTACGTAGCCTGCTTTCTCCGCCGCTGCCGGGACTGCCTTCAATATCGTCCTACCCGCGGCACCGAACAGGGACGAAAAAATCCCAGCTACCGGACCGGAGGCCGGAACCAGAATGGCGAGGATACGAAAGGCGATTGGAGCGATGAAAAGCACCCCAAGGAAGCCCACCCCCAACCAGAACCAGCTACGTAACCGAACGAACTTGGTGGCGAGACCGGCGAAGTCCACAAACTGCTCGTCCCGCTTGTCCTCTTGTTTCGCGAGAGTGCCCTCCAGCTTCACCAACCGGTCCTGTAAGCCGACCAGTTGCTCGTCTCGTTTGGCGAGGGCCTTCTCGGCGGACTGCCGGGCTTTCGCTTCCTCCGACAGCAGCCCGGCCACGATGCGATCCACCTCCAGAGCATCCTTTGCCTGCGGTTCACCCAAGGCAAGGCGAACCCGGTCGTTCAGGGTGTAGGCAACCGACACCTCCGGGGTCTTCTCGGCTCGGTCGAGAGCCTTTGACACCCCGTAGGCGTTGGCCTTCGCGAAATCGACTTGCTGCTGTTCGGTGTGGTCGATGCGCTTTTCCGTCTTCGCCACTGCCTCTAATCTGGCTTCTGCCTTTTTCGTCGGCGACCGAAACAAACACCCCGACAGCACGAGGCTGAGGAGTGCAACGAGCAGTAGTCTACCGGTCATGGACTTAGAAGCTAGGTGAGGCGGCACCAATCTGGACGAAGTTCGTTCCGTTGTAGATGAACCGGACTGTTTTTCGCTTACCAGACCCTACGGGGAGGGTGTCGCCGGCAGTCAGATACGCAGCGTTCCAGTTCAACGTGGTGAGTGTGCCGCCACTGTTGATAATCTCGAACACGTATTCCTGACCTGTCACGGCACCTACAATCGCGCCAATGGTTACCGTCGCAGTGGCCGATTCTATCGAGAAATAATTGGCTGCATCGTTGGTATAGTTGTGTTGGGGGGTTCGGGAACCGCCTACGAAAGCGTAGTTCCGGCGCCAAGTAGACTGGCCGAAATAGTTCGGAGTAACCCCGCCGAACCGGATAGCCCCCGTTATGGCTGGGAGATTACCGACGAAAGCAACGCCACCGGGCGTTCCCTCCAATACGTAAACGGTGGCTCCTGCCCCCGCCGTGAGCGTCGGGTAGTCGCCGTTGTTCATGTTGTCTAGGTTCAACACGACCAACTTATGCCCGGCTCCGTCAGTATCGGTGTGTTTGACTATGCTTACCGTGAGTGAGGCGTCTACGTAGATGGCACTTACGTCCATGCTAACGATGGTAGTCCCCACGTTAAAGCTGTTTAAGACACCAGTGTTGGTAGTAGACAGCCGGATACCCTCAACACGACAGTTCGAGATTGTGGCGGCCGACCCCGGCCCGCCGATGAGGCTAACTACAAACGCAGCGGCATTACGCACGGCGTTAATCTCCACGTCTTCCAGCGAGGCCGCAGTGACTCCGGAAAGATAAATCTGCTCCTCAGCATACGAATATGGTGAGGTCTGGACCGCTTGACCGTCCGTCCGCCCTTGTATGTAGACATTGCGTAGCACGAAGTTCGGTGAGGAACCCGACCCGCTGTTTGTAATCCGGAAAGCGCCCCCGTTAAAGTAGCTTACGGAGCAGTCCTCAAACAAGGAACACCAAACATTCACCCCGCTTGACGTGCCGCTGCTGAGGTCGTAGTTGCTTGCGAAGCGAAAGCCAAACCTAGCGGATACGTCCCTGACCTGAAAGTTATACACCCCGGAGCTGGTTACTCCACCTTCGGTGTTCGCGAAAAGGAACCCACAGCACTTGAACCCGGAAGCTGGGACGTTTGCCGGGTTATACCAGAAAAAATAAAGCCCTTCGATGGTGAAGTCGCTTACGACCGTGCCAGTAAACTCAAAAATCGCTGCCCCGTCGCCGGAGATGGTTCGTTGGGTTATAGTGGTGGCGGCTCCGTCGCCGACAATACTCCAGCGGCTGGTGTTTCCGGCGATCTTGAGGCTCGCGGTTATGCCGTAGTTGCCTGCCGGCAGGTAAACCCGGCGCCCGTTCGTGGTGGCGTAGGTAATAGCTGCCTGAAGTCTTGCCGTATCGTCTAGCCCACTTGCGCCATTCGTATAGGTCCCCAAGGCACCCCACTGACGGACGTTTACCTCGCCGCCGTCTACGAGTAAAAACCGGCCCGAAGCCCCGCCAGTAGGCGAAATGACGCTTCCTCCGTCGTGGGTGGCTGAACTACCCGCGACGAACTTATACAGGGCTCCGCCTCCGTCTCCGGGGGTGTAATACCCGGCGGTTGAGAATACCTGCCCATCACGCAGCCGGGACACGTCCAGCGCCCGGAGGTCCGCCACGTTATCTACCCCGGTCGTCGAGCGGCCTGCCGTGCTTACGACCGCCACCAACGCACCTGACAGCTTGTCCTCAGCGTCTTCCCGGGTGTCCCCGGGAGAGGGAGACAGGGCGAGCAGCTCGTTTTCGTCTTGGACGGCCGGCAAGACCCGGTCCAAACGGACCCGAGCACGCGCCCGGGGACTGAAATTTTCGGGTAGTCGCTCGGTTTGACTGTCTGCCATACTACTTCTTGGTTTTGCTGTTGTTCTTGAACCACGTAATCAGCGTGGTGCTGCTGACCGCGATGGCCAGAACGAAAGTTACGATCTGAAGAACATCCTTGATGCCAGACAGGGTGCCGGTGGCGAATAATCCCCAGCTCACGATGGTTCCGGCTGCTTGTTTCATCAGGGCGTCACTCGGACTGGATACTATATCGGACATGACTTTGTCAGCGTGTGGCATGAACAACATGGTTTCAAACTGAAAAGGCCCCCCGGAGAGCGGGGAACTCCCTCGGGGGCCTTGTTTAGTTGCTCTGCTTAGAGCACCGAGCCGGTATAGGTGGTGCCGGTGTCGTCGCAATCGAAGAGACCGAGGTCCGCGTCGCAACGCTTGAACAGGATGGGGATGACGTGCTCCGGGCGGATGGGGCGGTAAGCACGGCTGATCTGGAACTGGTGCCAACCGAAGTCACCGAACGGATTGCAGTCGTTGTCCACGACATAGTGCCACTGGAGTTCTCCCATGTGGAGCTGCGGAGCGAACTTGAAACTGCCTTCGCCCACGTAGCGTTCCGGAACCTGACGCTCGAAGGTGTTGTCCGCGATCAAGAACAGGATTTCGAGAGGCGCGTCCAGCCACGCCGGGTTGGGCTTGCTGTGAGCCTTGTTGGCGTCCTCGTCGTCGTCCACGACGACCACTGGGTTGACCAGCGCGAGGGTGCCATCCGGATTAAATCCGGTGGCCCGCATGGGGCGCTGATCGACACCAAAAGAGAGGCCGCGGTAGGGGGCCGAGACGTCCCACTTGTAGCTGGTAAGGACGGATTCCCCGAGCTTGTAGCCCCCGTTGGTGAGCGCCAGAAGCACGTCCTTGACGCCGGTCTCTTCACGGAACTTGTCAATAATGTCGATGCCGCCGATCACCTTGAAGTGCTCACCGACGTTGCCGCCACTGAACGATTCGGCCAGAAGATGTTCCCGGAGATGGCGAGCGACCTTGTGGACCGCCTTGAAGCTGACCTCACCCGTGGGGACGACGTCGGCAAACTTGACGCCGATATCAGCAGCGTCACCCCCCGTGAACATGTCGTTGAACCGATAGCCCGCGCTCGCGTTGAACTTGGAGGCGCTCTGGGAATAGAGCTGATACTTGATGTCCGCGTTCAGGTATTGGGTGACCGTCTTGGCGAGACTGTCCTCAGCCATCGAGTAGCTGTTCTTGAAAGCGGCGTAACCCTGCTTGACGCAAACCCGAGGGCCGCGGCCGCGCTTCGACTTCAGTCGATAGGTGAATTCCGCGGTGCTGACCCGGTCTTCAGTGCCTGAAGTGCCGCAAATTTCGGTGTCGTTGGTGAACGACGGATTCACCAGACTGTCGCCGGGAGCGGCGGGGAGCTGGACGACGGAACGCACTTCGTCGGACACGCCGGAAGCGAACGTGCCCCCCTTCAGGACGTTGAGGAAGGGAGAGTTGGCTGCCAACGCTTTGGCAATGTTGCCTTGGACACGGTTGGTGTCCTTCGTGGCAAAGTCGGAGATTTCGGCTGGATTGATACAGTCACCCATAACGGGAAGGAGTAAACGGACGTTGGCTCAACGATAGCTGTCGTTGATTCAGTCGTCTCCAAGGCCAGCGGTGACTTCTTCGGCCTGATTCCCGGTGAGGCAGCCGAGCGTGTTAGCCTCAACTGCCTATATCGCACCACCCCCACTACTCCCTCTTAAACGAGGCAAAAAGTTTTTCCAGAGGAACCTGATGCCACGCTACTGAATGCTCATTCAATCCAGACACCACAAACAGGGCTTTACCATCCTCGGTAAGTCCGGCGCTACCGGGAAATAGGACCTGTGGGCTGAATCCTACGGAGCTCCCTAGCATCCACGCGAGGCCGTCGTTCAACGATCCCGTGAATAGGGGTCTCTTGCTGAACTGCGTAGCCTGAAAACTGGCGTGTTCGCTGGAAAAACAAACGGCCCCGACGTGGTATCGACGCCGGATGATGGGTTCTTCCCGGTGGCTGTGAAAAAGAGACAACCACGAGCCGCCGACCTTTACCGGCATGGTTCCTCCCCGTGGGTCGCCCCATGCCCTAGACCACTTCTCAGCCCCGCCAAAGGGAGTTGATTTCCACGCTCTGCCAGTGCCTACTTCGACGACCGTGTGGGTTGGGTGTGTGGAATACACGAACCTCAGCTTACCGTGGTCCTCGAAGAACGCCCAGTTCTTTTCATGGAGTCCCGCCTTCGCAAAGTTCTTGCCGTGCGGCAGGGAGACGTCGCGGAGCACCGACACCATGTCCCTACCCAAGGCCACCAGTCGTTGGTTGGTCGCAATCACCTCACCTTTCGGATTGTAGGCGAGGTGTGAATAAGCGAGGTGGGGCCGCCCTTGAAAGAGGAATAGCCGCGGGTCCCCGTAACCGTCTTGCCAACCGGGCTGATCCCACCGGGCGAGTCCTTGCACGGGGCCGACGATTTGGGCCTTGTTGGTCTTGCGATCCAGCTTGGACATCCACACTTCCGCGGGTTCTTCCCACCGGTCGGTGGTGGCTGCCAACTCCGGAACCGATTTCTGTAGTCGGAAGGCCAGCCAGTCGGTTCCGTCGCAGTTTACGTGACTGCCATTCTTGCGGGCGAACAGAGTCTTGCCCTCGAATAGGGGTTGGTCAAACTCCACCAGCCCGCCAACGAACCCCTGCTGAAACACCGAGGGCTTCGTGTCCGAGTAGTAGAACAGCCCCTCCTTTGGGTTCGGTGGTTCGTATGGGGGTATCTTCGATCCACGACCGCTTACCCAGTCCCGAACTGATTCGTCCTTGCACCCGTGGTGAAAGATTACTCCCGCCCGAGCCAGCCCGGTGAGGTAGGCCGGAGACAGGCTCTGGGACTTGTAGTCCGATTGGATTTCACCAACATTCTTCACCCCCAGTGAGGCGAACTTCGGGTAGATGATAACGTCCCACGGGTCTTTCTTCCGGTGCTCTGTGCGGTAGGCCGCGATCTGGTCAAGCACCGCCGAGGACTTCAAGGACACCACGAGATTGCCGTTGATGTGGCCCTCACCCCGGGGACGTCCTTTTGCCGTAAACGGGTGGTGGTCACCCATCACCGACACTGGGTTCTCCCGGTCGAAGGTCTCCACCAACCGGGCGATCCAATCCGGGACTAACGGGCTGCAATCCGCCTCGAACGTCAACATGCAGTCGGCTGACGTCTCGCCGTTTTGTTTCGCTGCCCGTGCCCAGTCGATGGAGTCTAGCCACATTGCGGCGCACCCATCCGGATACCCCATCCATTTCGTGGTGCTCTTGTGAACGACCGTGCGGAACTTCTCCCGCAGCTTGACCACGAGGCTGGCTGGGGGTGGTTCACAGTCGAACGCATGGACGAACAGAAAAACTGCCGTCGGGTTGAACTGCGGCTCTAGTTCAGCCAACGTGTCGGCCAACCGCAACGCCGGCTCCCGGTCGCCTCCGAAATACTGGAGGGCGAGAACGATCCGTTCAGCTCGTGGTGTTGGTTGGTCCATAGACAGCTCCGCCGACGTGTCCTGCGATCAAACCCAAGTCCACATGGGGTTGGTGCCCCGCCACCTGAGCTCGCCGGCAAAAGGTGACGTCCTCTCCGGTCCCGGGGCGATACTTGGTCACAGCCTCCACAAGCTCCTGCTGGGCCTCGGGAGTTTTCGCTTCCGCGAGTTTCAGCAACACCTCGTCCGGGGCGGGGGAGAAAAATTCCCACGGCAGGTCTGCCCGCTTCGGGGCGAGGTGGGGGAACTTTTTCTGGATGTCGAGGAAGACGTCCCGGTGAATCAACATACACCCAGTTCCGACCCATTTCGTGGCTTGGACCGTTGCCGGTCGGGTGTCGCGAATCCGAGCGGCCAGCGCCGGGTCGTTTGCCCCCTCGGCGAACATGGGCTTGCCTTTCGGGTGCCGACCGAAATACAAGGCGCCCACGAGCTTTTTCTTGGCAGCCAAGAGACGTTTGAGGGTGTGTTGGCCGGCAAACTCCTTCGGGAGATTGAGATTCGTTACGCCGTTGAACCACCCCGCATCACCAATGGGGACGACCATGTCGTCGTCGATCCACAGCGACCACGGACAATCGCTGGCGAGGAACGACTGCGCCAACTTGTTCCGGGTGTGGACAATAAAGGCGTCGCCGAAGTGCATCGTGGCCCGCATGGTGGCGCGGTCCCACAAACCCAGCAGCGAAAACAAGGTGGCTGGGTTGGTGTGCTTGTATTGCGGCAGCAGGAGCATCACCTCCCGGCCCGGACCCACCGGGGAGAAAGCGTCGTTACCACTGAACAGGTCATCCACCGCTTTTTGGGCGTGGTCGATGTTGACGGCCTGTCCGTCGAATTTCTTGCCGAACACCGCTTCACGTTCGGCGACAGACAAAGACGCCGCGTAGTTCTGGGTTACTTGCTTGAGGTCCATACGTGGTGGTTACTTGCGGTCGCCGAAGAACTCAGCCATCGCAGCGTCGGCTGAACGGAGGTCGGTCCTAGGTCCCGTCTTGGGTGCGGTGGGTCGTGGATCGACGCGGAGAGTGCGACCGGCGTCTTGGAAGGATTTGATCTTCTCCTGTGCCTCGGCGAGTTGCTTGGTGAGTTGCTCGGTTTTCCTACTCAGCCCGTCCCGCTCCATGAGGAAAACGTGAGCCAGCGCATAGCCCGCGGCGAGCTCGGCTTGGAGTTTTGGACTTCCCTTTACGACCATCCCTTCTACCTCCGTCAATTTGTTGGCGACGAAAGTGTTGATTTCTTGGATGTTCTTACGCTCCTCTGCCGAAGCATTCTTTGGGACCTCAATAGGTTTGAAGGGGTCGAGCGTCGTGGCGAGCCGCTTGAACTCAGTGGTGCGCTCCTCGGTCTGCTTCTTACCTTCCTGCTCATAAGACTGCCGGCGCTCCTCCAAAAATTTCTTCCGGGTGTCTGAGCCCTTCGCAACGGCTTCCTTGCGCTGCTCGGTGACCTCGTCCTTCTCCACGAGCTTGGTTTCGATAAACCTACGAAGCCGTGGGTCCGGTGCGAGTTTATCCAAGTCGAGCTTCTCCACCCCGCCGAACTCCTTGATCTTGGTGATGTCTGCGTCCGAGGCGCCGGCCTCTTTCAGTCGGCTGTAAATCTTCTCGTCGATGGTCGTCAGCCGCTTGTCGAACCTTTCGACGAAAGTAGGGTCCGCCTCCAGCGCGACACTCTCCCGGAAGTTGCGAAGCTCTTCGAGTTCCTTCGTGGTGCTCTCGTCCGGCTCGGCAGGCTTCGCCGAGGTCCGCACTGTCTCCAACTCCTCGCGGAGTTTTCGGATTTCCTGCCGGGCGAGCTCCTTTACCTTCGTGAATGCCTCGGTTGTTGCCGGCCTCGCGTGGGCGCCCAGCTTGATGCTGTCCAGCGCATCCTCCTCAGTCGCGACAACGACGGCAGTAGGCTTCGGTTCCTCGGTAGTTGACTCCGAGGTCGTGGCAGCAGTCGCACTCTCCTCCTCCTCCTCGGGTTCCGCAGATTCCTTTCCCTCCGGGACGCTGGTTTCGGTGGTCTTGCCAAGCAACATCTTGTCGATGTGACTTTCGGTATCTAGGGCGTCGTCAGTGATTACTTCGCTCATGGTAAAAAACTCAGGAATTGCCGTTCAACTCGTCGTCGGCCTGCTGTAGGGCCGACTTCCGCTTCATAAGGTCGTCCGCGACTTCAACCGAAGCGAGGCCCACCATCGTCTGTAGGCAGACCTCATACCCCCGGATGACTCCAAGCTGATTGTCTGCTGACTGGTTGGGTGCGGTCCGTGGGGGAGGTGTGGCGAGGATTAGAACCTCAAGCAACCGCTGCCCCAGCTCCGTCTGCAACCACTTCGCCAGACTGTCCGACTGCTCCGGGTTCCATTGGGCTTCCTGCTTGAGTTTCGGCAACATTTTGTTGTTGAGCCAAACTAAGCTCCTGAAGCCCCTTTTCAACCTGAATCACTTGGGCCGCGATTTCTTCTAGCTCGGGGTCTTTGATACCTTGCTGCGCCGCGAGGGCGAGGTGTTCCTTCGCGTGCTGGAGGATGAACTCCACCGATCCAACCTGCTGCGGATTCGCCGAGGCAGTCTGGAGCGCGGAGGCAAAGAGCGGCAACAGCGTGCTAAGGTGGACCTTGTGGTTGTCGCGGGGAGAGACTGGAATCGGAAGCCCACTGCCGAGGGCCACGTTTTCGAGTTGCTGCATCCGCACCGCTTCCGCGAGCACCGTCTGGTCATCGTCGGGAAGCAGGATTCGGGTGGCGAACTCCGGGGACACTTGCGCCGAAAGTTTTTCCCAGAGCAGCCGCTTGTTGTCCACCAGCGGGTTGCCCATCGTCTCCGTGGCCGCGGTGATGATGCTTTGGCGCTCAAGGTTGGACAGGTCCTGAACGACCTGTAGGGCCGGGGACTCCCTCAGGTAAAGGAGTTCGTCCGGGGAGAGCACCGTCAGGAGTTTCTGCTGGAACGCCCGGACCGCGGGAATCGTGGTGTTCGGGTCGAGGACCCGTTTTTGAACGCTCGAAACCATCGCCCCGAACTGCTGGAGCCACCGCCCCAAAACATCGTCACTCCGTTCACCTTCCCGCGAGGCGAGGAGGTTAATTTCTTCCTGCGTGACCCGGTCACGGCCAGAAAAGCTGGTCGGCGACACGGAGCCGGACATTTCGTCCAACAGCCGTCGAAGGTAGTCATCCAGCGTCACGCTGGCTTCGATGTTGGCGTCAATCCGGGCTGATTGGATAACCCAGTCGGAGCTGAACGTCACCACGTTGCCCACGACGTTCATCTTCAGCCGCGTCGCGTTGTTGTCAGGGCCTTGGAGCACCAGCTTGCCGGCCAACTGCATCCGATCCACCGCATCGTTGCGGCTGCGGTCAAGGACGGTCGCAAAAGCGTAGGCGGTGCGGCCCAATCCCTTCGATCCGTGGAGAGTTCCGTCCGCATACTCGAAGGAGAAGAACGAACTCACTTCGCCAAGAGACTGGAACCGGTCCAACCACGTAAATACCAGCCGACCCTTCTCGTCGGTGATGAAATGGCTCACTTTTCCCGACAATTCCACCGCCAACAGGTGAAACAGCCGGACTTTTTCCGAGCCGACGAAACTGGTGCCCTGACTGACCTGCCGGTAGAGGTCCTCGTAGAAACGAACCTCGGAAGCTGGCCCGGCGACCCGTCGATTCTCCGGCAAAGCGTTGTTGATCGTCTCCGCAAAGGCGGCCACGTCCCACCGTTCGTCTCCGACGACCTCCTTGCTCTTGCGACCAGCCTGAAGCATCTGGAACGCAATGTGGGGGGCGACGTCTACCGCAAAAACAATGGCTGGGGCGTGCTCGGGGGTCTGCCGCGTCGCGACGGGCACGAAAAACTGGTCCTGCCGGAACGCTTTGGGTAGGACGGTATCGTCGTCGAGTGCCGCGGAGGCGGTATAGCCAAAAAGCACCGTCTCGTGAGACAGCGATTCGACGAGGTCGTTCCAACCGGGCTGCGAACGGAGGAAAAGCGTCAGTTCCCGGCGGAAGAACTCGGTCTTTTTCTCCTCTCCGGGTGTGCCGGGAGGTAGAGAAGCGGCGGTGAGGAACCGGGCTGAGTTCACCGCCCTCGGGAACCGGCCAACCACCTTGGAGACGAGGGTGTTGAGCGGACGGGTGGTGAAATTCGACTTCCATGACAACCCGGCGGACTTGAGCTCTGCGGGGTCCCACGGTTGCTCGGAGTTCAGCTTCCGCGTTATCTTCGCGTTGCGGTTGTTGCGCTGGTTGTTGTCCTCCTTCAGGTGGGTGACAAACGTGGCAACACTCTCGGGAGAGGGGAAAGCTCTGGAAATAGCCTCGCCCGTCTCCGAGACACGTTTCTCCCCGTCGGCGGGGGATAGTTGTCGGGTGTCTATCTGTGGGGATGGTCCAAAGTTGCTCATTCCGCGTCGTTTCCTATATCGGCCACCGGTTCTCCGGGCATTTCTCAGTTCGGAGGGGTGCCTTCAACTCCACGTAGCACCCGCACGAGTCGCATCTCCCCGGCCCCGGGTCGAAAAACGGGCATTCCTCACACACAAGAAGCCGTCGATCACGGTCCGCGTCAGGGAGAAACACCGGTTTACGGCGGAGCAGAGCCGTGACGAGTCTTTTCGCAGACGAGAGAGCATTTAGGATCGTGGTCTTCGCCAGCATTGTTCAGGGGCGCCCGGGTCGAATTCAGTAAAAGCGATCCGGACAGCGGTGGGGAGGTGGTAGCCGTGGTGGTCGCACGCTTTCAGACCCTTGGTTTCCACTTCAGGTCCGTCACGGGAGAGTAACTCGGCGGCGGACGAAACTTTCTCCACGCAACTCGCGCAGTTCTTCTGCCACATGAGGTTGTGGGGACACTTCCGGCAGATGTCGGCCCGCTCTTTCGCTACGCTCGGGTCCACCCTCGGCAGTCCCCCCGCCTTCACCCTGTTTACACGCACCGTCTTGGCAAGGTAGCCAAGCATCCGGGCCGTCAGGTCCGCGGCTTGGCTGTTCGCCCGCTTCGGAGACATGATCCGGGAGGTCTCCCGGCAGATGGATGGGTGGTGAGAACAGATGAACTCGTCTACCAACTGCTCGGCTTTCTCGTGGTTCTCGTCGAGCTGGGCCAGATACTCCGCGACGGCAAACACCAGCTTGTCCTTCGAGGCCCCACGGATGGTAGTCCCGTCAACGTGACGATACCACCACCCCCGGGGTGGGTGCAGGCTGGGGTTGGGCTGGATCGCCATATCAGGCGGCAAGATTCGGACCCGTGTTCCGGCTTTGAAAAGCCGGTCCTATCTCGGCGACGACTTGCTCGAAAGCGTCCACGACGGTGGTGGGCTGGTAGCCGGCCGCGAGCATCGCAAAGTAGGCCGCCATAGCGATGGTTCGTGCGGGATTCTCTTGGTCGAGAACTATCTCGGAGGAACCCGTAGCGAGAACATCATTGACGGTTACGCGAACTGTTTGCGACATACAAAAACCGTGATTAGGATTGCGAGTGCTACGTTCAAAAGTCTCCGGAATCGAACCGATTGGTGATGTCAATATAGGCTTCCTCGCCGTCCTCTTCAACCGACTTCTGGTTTTGCTGACTGCTGTTTGGCTTGCCGGCGGGCGGCAGCTTCGCGTCCAAGACGCACCGAACTACGTGGATGGCGAGCGTCAGAGCGTCAGCGTCGTCGGGGGAGTGGCCGCGGTTCCGGAGCTTGAACTCTTTCTTCTCCTCCACCTTGTTCCGGCGGCGAGGGTCGTAGCGGCGCCCGGAGAGCTGCATCACTACTTCCGAACGGTCGAACTCCGGCAGGAAAAAGCAGCAGTCCCGCTCGAACCAGTAGCGGACCGCGAAGTGGAGTTCTGAGAGGACTCGGTCGAACTCTTCGTCCGACTTGGGACCGTCCTCTTCGATCTGTTTCCCCGTTGGGGATTCAGAGTAGTTCACCCCCAGCAACGGACCCCAAGTGTTCTTCAGGACGTCGAAAACACCCCGGGTGTGCCCCGTTTTGTCAACAGCCAGCATCTCCGGCTTGATCCCAAGAGCGGCAGCAAGGGCTTTGACCTCGTTGGCCATCTGGACTGTGTCACCTTTCGGCAGAGTGAAGATTCCGTTGATCTGGAGGCAGTTCCGCGGCCGTGAAAACTTGACCAGCTTGCCGGCCACCTTGATACCCACCGCCATGCCGTAGAGACCGTGACAGAGTTTAGCATGATCGCCGCCGTCGAGCGCCAAGTCGGCACCTCCGACTGACGTAGGTCGGCTGGAGAAAACCAACTCCGCTACCGCAGTGTCGAGGACAGACTGGGGAATCACCCCCAAGTCAACACCCTGCGGAGGGTAGCATCCTCGGCCGAAGGTCCAGTAGCCCGGCGAGTTCCTTCCGCCAGATTTCGATTCGAGGGCCTTGAGGGCAGAAAAGCTCTGGAGCCCCGGATAAATGACTCGCTCTTCGAGGACGTTCTCGGACTTCTCGGCGTCGAGCCGGATGACGTTCCAGCCCTTCTTGCTGAGCCACTGTTCGTCCGTCTCCGCGTTAAAGCCTTTCCACCCTCCTTCCGGCTCCGCCATTCGTCCGGGCTCAAGGCTGGGGTCCTTGGGGTTGAAAGCAGCCACCACCTTGAAGCCCTTGTCGTTCTCGTCCGCGAGGTTCGACATTTGATTCTCAAGGTCCGGGTAGAGTCCCGTTGGCACATTCTCCAGCTCGTCAATGAGCAGGAACAGCCGGGACATGTTCCCGTAGATGGGGTGGGGCGTCGGTCGGGGATGTCGCTTCGCGCCTTGCAAACGGCCGGCTGACTTCCGGCCGATGGGTAGAACAGTGCCTTGGATCGAGCTCTTTCGGTTCCGGGTGCTCAGCCCGATGAACAACTGGCCCACCGTGCCGGGAATCGGCAGGGCTGCTTCCGAGTGGAGCTTGACGAGGTGTGTAAACAGGTTGTCCTGAAGATGGTCTTCCGAGGGTCCGATACACTTGACGTTCGTATACTCCGGGTCTGCGAGCCACTCCAGCAGGAAAAGCACCGCGGGAGTGTAGCTCTTCCCCATCGACGACGCACCCATGAGCAGGGTGAAGTTGTTCTTCTGGACGCCTTCCCAAATCATCTTCACCGACCGCGGGTCCGGAGTGAAAAGTGTGGCTGGCCATTGTAGCTTCGCCGCCAGTTCTAACCTGCGGTTTTTCAGGCAACTGGAGAACACCGATGACAGGATCGAGTCAGCCGTGGACGCGGAGTCGCAGCCCTGTTTGACTCCCGTAAGCGAGAGAACCAAACGGGCTGCGTCTACCTTCTGCCCCGCATGGATGTGCGGTGCTGCGTCGGCTACTATTTTATCGAGCATCGAAATTGGTATCCACGGTCGGACTCGAACCGACTAAGCATCGTGGACACTGAAAAACAAGCCGGTCTTTCGGGTAGTAACTGTCCGGAAACACCCCGTCGAACCGGCTCCTCGCCCACACGGGAAAGGTTAAAACTGAAGCGCGGGCTGGGTTCGATACCAGCATTCTCTGGAGCTAAAGCACCAGCGTCTTTCTTATCACCACCGCGCATCTGAAAAATTGGGGTGTCGTGCCGGACTTGAACCGGCGTTCTCGGATTCACGATCCGGGGTCCTGACCAACTGGACGAACAACACCATTAGGAGAGGGTGGATTTACTGACTGCCCTTACTCCCGGCCGTCGCGCCGGGAAGCCCCTCGGGTAAATTTTCACTGTTTCGATGTCAAAGACCGGTTCAGCTTTGCTGCTGACGAGGACCAACATATCGTCGCCGCAGGGGGAGTCAACACCTGAGTGAAGATTTTTTCAAAAAACTTCTCTGAGCTGTCCGGCTGCCTCCCTGCGTTGGAAATCTTGGTAGGCTACGCGCAGCCCGCCCACCAAGGAAAACCGCGGTTTCCAGCCCATTTCGCGAATTACCGACGAGTCGAGGAGCTTCCGTTGCGTGCCGTTCGGGATTTTTGAGTCCCAGACGATTTCTCCGCGGAAACCGACCACTTCCATGAGGAGGTAAGCGAGTTGGTGAATGCTGACTTCGTCTCCCGAGCCGACGTTGACAGGTTCCTCGCCGGAGTAGTCCCGAATCAGAGTCTCAACAGCTCTGGCCAAGTCCTCGGAAAAGAGGAATTCGCGAAGCGGGGTCCCGTCGCCACCGACTTTCACCGTCTCCGCGCCGGCCTGCTTCGCAGCGTGAAAGCGACGCAACAGGGAAGGGAGGACGTGGCCACCGTCCAAGGAGTAGTTGTCGTTCGGCCCGTAGAGATTAACGGGCATCGCGGTGACACAGTCGAAGCCGTATTGTTTGCGGTAGGCCCGGCAGAGTTCGATCCCGGCAATCTTCGCCAGTGCGTAGGGTCGGTTCGTCGGCTCCAACGGGCCGGTCAAAAGGGCTGAGGGCTTGATAGGCACCTCCGCGTGCTTCGGATAAATGCAGTTCGAGCCCAGAAAAACGAGCTTCTTCACCCCCGTGTCGTAGGCGGCTTTGATGACCGAGCCCTGAAGGTCGAGGTTGTGCTGGAGAAAGTCTACTGGTTTGGTGGAGTTTGCCACGATACCACCCACCTTGGCTGCCGCGAGAATAACGACGTCGGGCTTGTGACGGGTGAACTCACGCTTGACCCAAAAGTATTCCCGGAGGTCAAGCGCCCCCCGTGGGCAGGAGTAGGTGCCCGGGATGACGCGCATACAGGCAGAGCCGACGAGCCCGTAGGCGCCGGCTACGAAGATGTTGGGGTAGTCCATAGTTCTCGGTAACAAAATTCCATGACCTCATATTTTGAGCGGACGGGGCCAACATATTGGGTGCAGACGTGCCAGAGAGGAAAATCTGGTCGGACGTCCGGTTGTTCGCACCGCTCGAAAAGCTCGCCTTTGTAGCAGGCTTGGAAAAAGGTCATGTCGGAACAGTGGTCCCGGCCGTCGATCTTGGTCAGGGCTTTCCGGAGGAGGTTCGGTTGCAGGAACCAGCGGGTGATTTCCTTCACTCCCTCCGGGGTGGCGTAAACGGCACAGGGTATCCGGTCGGCCCCCAGCACGAGGAGGTGCCGAGAACCGGGGTGGAGGTGGTCTGGTGGGAAGCCTTTGTTCAGGACGTCGAAGTCCACCATCAGGCCACCACCCGCCTGAGCGAGGGCAAGCCATCGGACGTAGCAGGCGGTCTCGTAGTCGATGGCATTGACCGTCGGTAGGTGAGGGATGCGCCTGAGGAGCGTCGGATAGTCGGCGTGTAGCTTCGCCGTCTCTTCGTCGAGCACGACGGGCTTCCAGCCTTGCTCCGACCACGACCGTGCCCACAGCGCGACGATCCGGTCGAGCTCCACTGATTTGCCGGGGCGGTCGTAGTAGGTGAAGACCTTCACTTCTTGACTGTCCGCTTCTCCGACCACTCAGCCAGCCCGACGATGACAAAGGCGAGTCCCGCCACCGCGGCAGCGAAGGCGATCACGAGCAGCACGACACCCCACCCGAGCCAGAAGGGGAGTGTCACCCACCACCAAGACCAGTCGATGACGTGGGTCAGCTTCAGGGCAACGAAGAGCACCCCGAGGAGGGTGCCCGCGGATACTGCGCTGCGGTGGATCACGGTTTTCGTTTCAGCCATGCGTCCACAGTAGGGCAGGGGAGTGGTTGTTTCAACCAAAGTGCCTCGTGCGGTGAAATTTTTATGCCGCGCTCGGGGGGCTAAGCCAAACCACCCGCCTCGGTTTGTCCCCCGTCCACCTCGTTACCGGTAAAGATGGAACGAATAACCGAAGTGAATATAACAATTACTGTGCAGCATGACGTCACGACGGTCCATTGACACCTCGTCAGGCCGGATCGTCGGTCCGTCGTTCCCTAGGGACGGACCATCCCGGCACATAACCCATTGCAATCACGAGAGTTTGGTGTTGGTTTGGCTTAGTGTGCCAAGATGGCACTACCTATTTCAGTCGTGGCCGAATCATTATCGAGTTGCTCAGGATTCAGATTTGGTAGTCTGGTTCGGGTGGTGTGGGTCCATTCAACCAGAACGTGCGCGGCAGTCGGCGGCCTTTCCTCGGCATCGGTCGGCGGTGCTTGCCTCGCCGGGTGGCGGCAAAAGTAGCTGGGCCGAGCTCTCCGTTCTTCCGAGCCCAGCTCGGGGCGTAGTCCAGCGGGTTGAAGGGGCGCTTGCACGCTTGGATCAACGGCACGAGGTCTGGGTGCGTCCAGTAGGCGCTCTTGGGGCCTTTCTTGGCGTTCTTGCCTCGGCTTGAGCGGATAGCCGGCCGAAGACGATGATCGAAGGCCGGGTCCTCTATCGGGTCAGCGTCTAGGTCTCGTTGCAGCTTCGCACGCCAACGGCACAGGGACGCCTCGAAGTCGCCTTTGAAGCCCAAGCCATAGGCGTAGAGCTCAACCATCCAAAAGCCCCACAGCGGATCGACGAACCGGACGAACTCACGCTCGAAGTCCTCACCATCCAGACCACAGTGCTGACGAACGTGGTCCTTCCAGTTGCGGCCGAACTTCGCCCGGAAAAAGCGGCAAAGTTCCCAACGCCGCCACGTCTTGAACTTGTCGGTGTCCCAGTTCTCGAAGAACCGCTCCAGCCGTTTCCAACTGTCGAGGATTACCGCATGGGGGGCCTCGTTTACCTCCTGCTGGACGTCACACCAAGTCTTCATTTCGTCGGTAGGATGCCCGGCAATTCACGCACCAGCTCACTGGACGGCCTACCGGTCTGGGTCGCCGCTTCCAAGGCGGCACCAACCGCAAGGGAGAGCTGGTTGCCGTCCATCGCCTCACGGTCGCCTGACTCGTTGTCCTTGTGGTCCTGTAACGCCCGGGAGGTCATCATCTGAGCTGTGTCAGCCGCGTTCACCAAGTCCACGATGGCTCGCATGTCACGCTTGAAGCCGTTCTTCGACACCACCGTGGTAAACTCCTTCAGCTTCTCCGGGTCCTCCAAAAGCTCCACGGTCAGTCGATCCACCAATTCCCGCAGCCGGATAGCTTGAACGAAGTTCATCGCCCGGTTTTGGAACCGGGCTACGGCGTCCTGTTTGTTCGTCGGTCCGGTCGAACCAGAGACACCCATGTCTCGGAGCTTGGTGGCCCAACCATACTTCGCCGAGAACTCCAGCACCACCTTCTCCGGGATACGGAGTGACTCGGCAGTCTGGATGGGGTCGCCGCGGAAAAGCACCAGCGCCGAGAACACAGCGGCTGGGTCTATGGGTCGGGCCGGTTCGCTCACAGGTCAAAGAGGCGCCACGTAGCCCACAGGGCGACGAGATGGAACACGTTATCAACGACGATCATGCTCCACGGGGCGCATGGGCCGGTGGCGAACTGGGTCTGGCCCGAGACTCGGGTCATCCACCACTTGACCACTTGGGTGTGGTCTTGGAGGAAGTGCGGCACGAACAGAACCAGCGACAGCCACACACTCGGCGGCCAGCCGGAAAAGAACAGCACCGAGGCGGTCCACAGCGCCGCATGGACGAGGCACGGGAAAACCCGGGACTTCTTGTTCAGGGCCATCCAGTCGTTTTGGAGCAGGTAGTCACCGACGAGGTGACCTAACGTCGCGAGGAAAAGACTCATCGTTGATACTCTGCCCTGACTTTCCGTTCGTTTCAAACCACTCCTTGCGGAGCCGAAGGCGACGAGCCGACGAAGCGATTTTCTGAAGGTCCTGAATTCGCTTGGGTGACTTCTTGAAAAGTTCGTTCACGGTCAAAATATCGGGGTCAGCCGGCATATAGACAACTCGTCTACATACAGCGGATGTGAGACCCGATTCTGCGGGGAGGCGGGTTTTGGACTACCCATGTATCTGCGCTTTTGTCATTTTAACTAATACCTTTTATATATATATATATATATATATAAGATAAGGAATAATGAGCAGATGCATGGGTAGTCCAAAACCCGCCTCCCCGCAGAACCACCTCTCACATCCTCTATATACAAACTGGTTGACTGTATGTCTGTATCGGCTAGGGTGGTGGCCTATGGTTCAGTTCTATCTGCCGGCGGGTCGCAACCCGCTCACCTTTTTGCGGGGAGTCCACTCCCCTGCCCTTGGGCTGTTCCAGCCCAACCTCGTCCACCACCACGTCGGCTCGCGCCGGCAGTGTATGCGGCCTAAACCGACGGGCCTAACAACCGACGATCCTTACGAAGCCAGTGCCGACGCCTGTCGGCTGGTTGGCGGCCTGCCTGCTTACGGCTTGGGTCTTTCCGAGGAGGAGCTGCTTCAGGTCCTACCGCTGGCGTGGCGTCAGGTTGTCGGCACGGATTCCCTGTTTACCGGTGCCGGCGTGCTGTCGATCCCCAAACCCGGAGGAGACTACCGCGCAGGAGTGCCCGGATTCCTCTCTGGCTGCCTCGTAGGCGGCGTTTTCCACTGTCTGGGCCGTCACAGCACCACCGAGCTCGCGGCGCGTCGCTACAACCGTTTTCTGCGCGAGAACCAACTGCCCTTCGATCCTCACCCAGCCGGCTTGGTGGAATTGAACCGCGACTGGGTCTATCTCCGCCAGCGCGGCAGCGACGGCATTACCGAGACTTCCCGCGGTTGGGAAGTGAGGGTAGTGCGGAGTTCAGCCAAGCGGGATGGTTGGTGGGAGCCTGATTTTCTGGTCGGAACCTACCCAAGCCATGCCGATGCCCTGCTCGCCAAACAGCAATTTTTCGCTCAAAACAACCCAGAAACGTGGGAATTCACCCACCGCGGTGATTTTCCTGTTGACCCAGAGTGAAGTGCCGTTTACACATCTTCCCACATGAATACGAACCTGTTCGACATCCCGGTCTCTCCCCTCTCCGTCGCCCGCTGTGGTAAGTGCGGCTGCGCGGCCGGCAAACATTCGACGGCTTGCGAGCACTACGACCACCGGCTCGTGGCGGTGGGTGAAATCCTCCGAATCGACGATCCGAAAGCCAAGCACTCCTACGAGGTGCAAGTCAGCCGCACCGACTACGCCAAGGTCGCTGCCAACAACCGGACCCAAGCAGCCAAGCTGGTCAAGGCCCGCGGCTTTGAAGTCTTGTCGGTCAACTTTGTTGGTTGACACCGCTCCGAAAAACCCATACACATACGCCAGACATGAACGCAAAATACGAATTCTCCGAAGTCCAGAGCCGCATCAACCACCTGTTGCTCCGCACTCCGCGGGACCAGCAGACCAAGGCATGGGAGGCGCTCTACTACGCCCAGCCGAACACCTCCGAGGCTCAGGTGGCCGGCTACCGCCGCAAGTTCGACGCCTACCACCAAGAGGGCATCGGTGAGTATCTCACCAGCATCGAAGGGCTGGTCAACGAGATGGCTCGGCTTGCCGAAATCGTCCTCGCTGAGAAGTCCGCGCCGAAAGTAAAGCGGCAGGTAGTGTCCGACTCCGGCCACTACAACTACCCCACTGAGCCCGGGAGATTACCTGCTCGTTCGCTACGGCAACGGCACCCAACTAGTGTTCGTCAAGGGGTCCCTTCAGGGGCGGAAAACTCTGAAAATCCGCCGGCTCTTTTCTCGCGGCACTCGCTGGGTTGGCTGGCGCGACTCCACCATCAGCCGGGAAGACAAGCGCATCCTCGGTCGTTCCTCCAGAGTTTCCCAAGACCCCTTGCCCTGAATATCCACGCCATGAAATACACCACGACACTCGCCCAAATTCGGAAACACGACCCCTGCGCCCCGGGCTGGCGTAAACTCGTCACCCATCTGGGCGCCGGCTATCCGGAAGACCAGCCCATCGAATTGTCCACCATCCTCAAGTCGAACGGCTGGCGGGATGCCGTGTGGGCTCTGCGCTCAGTCCCCGGAATTGACGAGGATGCCCGGCTGTTTGCCTGCGACTGCGCGGAGAGGGTCCTGCCCGAGTTCGAGTCAATGTATCCGGACGACAAGCGCCCACGCAAAGCTATTGAGACCGCCCGGCTGTTCGCCGAAGGCAAGGCTTCGTCAGAGGACCTGAAGATTGCCCGGGCAGCCGCCGCCTCCGCCTCCGCCTCCGCCTCCGCCGACGCCGCCTTCGCCGCCTCCGCCTCCGCCTACGCCGCCGCCGACGACGCCTTCGCCGCCTCCGCCTCCGCCTCCGCCTCCGCCGACGCCGCCTTCGCCGCCTCCGCCTCCGCCTCCGCCTACGCCTCCGCCGACGCCGCCTTCGCCGCCTACGCCTCCGCCGACGCCGCCAACGTCGAGAGTCTGTTCACCCAACGCTTTTGCAACTGACATGAGCAAGAAAACCAAACCGAGGACCCGACACCTGTCCGGCTGGGTTGCCGTCAAGTCCGTCTCCACCGAGAAGACCCGCCTGACCCTGATCGACCGACGGGGCAAGCTCAACATCACCTTCGATCTGGAGACGTGGCAATGGACCAACCTCGCCCATAACTGGATACTGAGCTACGCCGCCGCGTCCCAAAACCAGAAGGACTGGATGGACAAGCAACTCTCAATCGCGAAAGGAGGAACGAAGTGAACCTCGACCGACGCCTCCGTTTCGCCGCCGGGCCGATGTTGCTGCTGGCAGCTCTGGCTATGGCGGAACACCAGAACCACCCACGCCGCTACGAAGCCTCTAGGCCGGGCTGCCTGCTGGACGAACACGAACCGCTCAGGACTTTTGGTCGCCCCAGTAAACGACAACAACGACGCCGCAAAAAGAGGGCTTGACGAACCGAACATCCGACGCCACGCTGTCCTCACGATATGAAAAACAAGCTCGCAAAACTCCTCGGTCTCAAGGCATCCCAGCTCTCCGTTACCGGCACCACGTCCGGTAGCTACGTGGTGGCCAGAATCCGCCCCAACCGGGTGGTTTTTTCAAAAGACTCGCTGCTCTATCCCGGTGAGTTCCCCGAAGAACTGCGCCGGAAAGCCCTCGTGGCAGTCTACGGCAACGCGGAGTGGATCAAGGCTCCCTACTGTGCCGGCAACGTAGGCCACTACTGCATCGCCATCACCGCCGGCCAGTGGGAACTTGTTCTGGCATGAGCGCACAACCTACACCAGAGACGGATACTAAAAAGTTCTGGTCAGACTGTGGAGGCTGGGTAGTCTCTGAATCTGATTGCCGCAACCTCGAACGCCAGCGCGACGAGTTGCTGGAGGCGTTGGATGCGCTCTCAAATTGTTACTGTGGAAGCCTTGAGGGCGTTGGCGGGGGCACGCGCATCGCTCCCTCAATGACAGTTCAACTGTTCAAAAACGCCCGCACCGCCATCGCCAACGTGAAAGGCGGAGCCAGATGACCACCACCACCCACCGCCGAGGTGACCGTCGGGCAGATGGCTTCCTTTTCTGGAGCTACGAAAAGACTGCCACCGGTTTCCGGGAGAAGTGGAAGTCACCAGCCGGCTTTGCCAAGTGCGCTGCCCATCCGTGGAAACCAAGACCCACTCAGGACCGGGGACTGAGGGAAATCAAGTCCACCACCGCCACTCATTTTGTTTTGAGCTGCGGACACACCCAACCTCACCGTCGCGAGGACTTTCGCTTCGGCTTGCCACGTCAAAAAACTACCCGTTGTTTCTCCTGTTTGCCATGAATACCACCACCCATAAATTCACCGTCGGCACCTACAAAACCCGTGACGGCCGCGAGGCAGTTGTTCTTGCCGACGACATCGACAAGCGGGCTGATTCGCTACTGGGTTACATTCGGATTGCCGGGCGTAGTAAACAGGTCCGGATGTGGCACCCTAACGGCCGATACTTCCTGAGCGGGATTTCGCTCGACGACCTCATGCCGCAGCCCCCGCCGGAACCGAAATACCGACCTTGGAACACTGGGGAGATACCGCTGGGTGCTTGGCTACGCGCCCCAGAGACCCCTGAGTTTACCCGGCTAGTTATCTGCACGGGCAACCGACACGTAGTCGTGGCCAGCCTCAGCGACATCTCTTCGATGGCCCAGATATCCACGTCGTCTTTGTTATACGACGGCTTCACGCATTCCGTGGATAGTGGCAAAACGTGGCTCCCCTGTGGAGTGCTGGAGGTTACTAAGTGAAGTTCCTGTCCCAAGCAGAGGTTGCCCGCGTGAAGGGAATGCGACTGGCCCGTTACCACGAGGCCAAGATGCTCCAGAACAACCGCTGGGGCATCATTCGCCACAACAAACAGAAGCAGCACCAGCCGCCGACGCCAACCCCTGACTGGGCATGACCCCACCACTACCCAGCGACGTGCCGAAACACCCACGCCCGGTGAAGCGTTCAGGGAACGACTTCCGTGAACTCAGCCAAGTGTAGGACACCCCGATGCCGGCACCGGGTGCGGAGTAGTGAAAAATCTCCCTACTGCGCCCGGTGTCGCTATCGTCGTTTCGCTGCCGCGAACCCCATCGCGTGCGCGTTCAACAACATCCGTAAACGAGCGAAGCAGAGAGGACACGCTTTTCTGTTGACCCGGGAGGAATTTTCTGAACTGGTCACCAAGTCTGGGTGGATCGAGAAGCGCGGCAAGACAGCGAAGTCACTGAGCATCGACCGGATTGACCCTCGTCTGGGATACCAGACAGGCAATGTTCGTGTCTTGACATTGGCCCAGAATTCTCGCCTCCGATACGCTCCGCTGCCGGGCTGGATGCGCGAGCAGATGGAGGCCGAAGAAAAATCGCAATCAGGTGTTGACCACGCCGAAGGCGTAGTGTAAACGTCTCCTCGTCGGCGGCAATGAAGCTGCCGGCGAAACAGAGATACAAACATGAGCAGCAAAAACATTCTGGCCTTCAACACTGTCACGGGTTCCTTCTGGGGCGGTTCCTCCGTCGGATTTAACGCTTCTCGCGACGCCGCGGTTGCGGTTGACGCCGCAGAGCTCGCGGTCCTCCGGGCGACGTTCCTGAACGTCGGGACAGAAACACTTCCTGAGCTCACGAGAACGGAAGCAGACGTAGTGAAGGGACTGCTACCGGGGCATTTTCTGACGGTTGCGGAAGCCCGCCGGGCAGTTCGCAAAGCGACTCGGCAAAACTTCTGGACCCGTCCTAGCGCCGAAACCGTCGAAGGCATCCTTGTCAAACTCGTGACCGCCCGACGCATCCGCTACGGTCTTTTGGGACCTCGCTCCGCCCGCGGCTACGTCGTCGCCTGACTCAACCTCGAACATACGACACCACCATGAACGCAGACAAGCTCGACACCGTTGGTTTCATCATGGCCTGTGAGGACGGCTCCCTGACTCAGGAGCAGTTCGACGCCTCGGCTCAGGATTTCGTGGACTCCGGCATCTGGAAGTCCTTGCAGGGTTCGTGGCAGCGTGCCGTGAGCCAGTGGATCGAAGACGGTCTGGTTACCGCTTGACACCAGCCACCAAACCACCAACACTACGCACACATGATTGACCCGTTTCTCTCCCTGCTGCTCGCGCCTCCGTCCTCGGCTTCGGTGCCGGCGAAGCCAACCAGCTACCCGCCCGAGCTCACCACCAACGACTGGCTGAGGCTGCTCTTCCCGCCGGTCCACTCACCGGCAAAGTCGGACTACCCCGCAGATGCGGGGGTGGTCTACGGCGGCGACCACGAGGAGGTTTTCTGACATGAAGCCTGAGAACTACACTGACCCGCTGCTGCGGGACATCGTCTACTCCAACAAGCCCAGCGCCGTCGCCATGAGGAAACTTCGGGCCGACGATCCGATTCGCCAGCAGGCAGACAACGCGAAGCGAACGAAGCTCCGGCGGGCGAAGCGTGTCCTCACAGTGCGCCAGAACGCTTGGCGGAAGGCGCACCTCACTACCGGGAAAATCGACCGGGTTCGACACCACCTGTCCCGAGGCCGCGACGCCGGCAGCATTGCAGTCCGGGAAGGCTGGCTCGTGTCCGACGTCAACAAACTCATTGAAGAAACCACCAGAACACCATGAAGACCTCACTCGTCGCTGTTACCCAGCCCCGTATCAACCACCCCAACGGCAATCGCTGGCTCACGCCGGACGAACTCATTGCCTACGCAGCTCGCGTTTCCAATCCAGCAAACCAGCACAACCACGAATCCGCGCCGAAGCTGTTGGCATACTGTATCCGGAAAGGCCACTGGAGCATTTTCGAGACCGCTTCGATGACTGTGGAAGTGGTCACCAGCCGCGCCATTGCTGCTCAGATTCTCCGCCACCGGTCGTTCACTTTTCAGGAGTTCAGCCAGCGGTATGCGGTGGCGACTGATTTCGAGCCCGTTGAGCTCCGCAGTCAGGATACAAAGAACCGGCAGGGCAGTGGCGAGGCGTTCAATCCGTCGTTCAAGCTGCCCGGCGAATGCCTTCAGGCGCCGGCTGATTTTCAGGTGGCGTCAGCGATCAAGCACTGCGAGCACGTCTACGAACAACTCGTGGCCGCGGGAGTGAGCAAAGAGACCGCCCGTTTTGTCCTGCCACTCTGCACCCAGACCACCCTCTACGTCACCGGCAACTGCCGGAGCTGGATTCACTACTTCCAACAACGCTGTGCGCCGGAGACCCAGAAGGAACACCGCGAGGTGGCTCTGTCGATCCGTGAGATTTTCCGGCGGGAGTTTCCCTCGGTCGCTGAAGCTGTTTGGCCCCACC